AGTCCCTTCAGGTTGAACAGTGGCATTGGGTTGAACAGTGGCATTGGGTTGAACAGTGGCATTGGGTTGAACAGTGGCATTGGGTTGAACAGTCCCTTCAGGTTGAACAGTCCCTTCAGGTTGAACAGTCCCTTCAGGTTGAACAGTCCCTTCAGGTTGAGCAGTCCCTTCAGGTTGAACAGTGGCATTGGGTTGAACAGTCCCTTCAGGTTGAACAGTCCCTTCAGGGATGAAACTATCCAATTTTTCCTTACCTATTACTTCAGATATTGTTGGAATATCTTTTTGTATACTGATATTTTTATCGGTCTTACCAAGAAGATTGACATCTGACGTAATACTTTCAATGTCTCCTTTCTTTATACCAACCTTTTTTATTCTTTCAAATCCTGAAGCAAGTCTTTCTAATACTCCTGATAATGCGATTCTTTTCTTCAGGTCTATCTTACTCAAAACATCAATTGCCTGGGTTAATGGTTCTAAATCTTCATTATAGTTTTCTGAAAGTGATAATATTTCTTTATGTTTTTTCTGAAGAAATTTTATTGTAAATCCCATTTTCAGCCTACCTTCAAAACCTATTTCCGAAAAGGTTTTGACTGCTTCTGCCAATGGTACTATATCTTCATCAATATTGCCTTTCAATTTAGAAATTTCTGGTATTACCTTTGCGATTGCCTTTATACCATATTTTATCTTTAATGGGCCAAATACTCCTAAATTTTGGAATGTTTCAAACGATTTTGTGAGATGAGAAAAATGTTCATCTACGCTACTCGAAAGACTGAATATTTCATCAGAGACTGATGAAATCTTCGTGATATTATTTTTGACTAGTTCAGGATTTATAGTTTCAAAAGTTGAAAGAGAATTAGCAACCTTTGAAAACCCTTTTCCTGTCTCTGCTAATATTTTTATTGATTTGTTTTCTCCTGATAATAACTTTATTTTACTGGAAACCGTTTTAGTATCTATTTTTGTGAAAGTCTCCAATGAACTTGAAAAATCTCGTAACCCATCTCCTGCTTCACTAAAAATTTTTATCTTTGAAGCAACATCGTCAACCAATGTAATACTTTCTCTGATTTGATGAAGTGCTGAACCTCCAAGCACTTTTTTGAATTTCTTGATATTATGTGTGATACGTGAGATATCAATATCAGTGTCTAGTTTTTCTATTGCTTCTGATATTTTCTTTACATCATCTAATTCAGCCATTACCTTTACGTCCTATAACAATTATTAACCAAGTTGTTGTCTCTGCTTTTCTATCTGCTCATTCCGTTCTTTCATATCCTTAACACCCATATGATAGAACAAATCAAACTCAAAAGGAGTGAGGTTTTCAATTTCTTCAATTGAAAACCTACAATGTTGTTTCATAAACCATAACATATTGTAATAATCAGGTAGTGATATAGAACGAATTAGAAAAGGAATAAACTAAACAATTCATCATATACTACCTTAGTTTCATTCTTACAAACTGGGCAACTCACTTTCTTCTCTATTTTGAAAGTACTCATTTGCTCATTAAGTTGTTCTGATAATCTCTTGAAATCTTCCATTTTCAAATTATTATCAATGAAGTCCGATAATTCTCCTTTAGAAAAATCACTCATTTTATCATCACCAATTGTTACTGATGCGATGGAATTTAGAATGACATTATAATTGAATTTGTTCAATTGTAATTTATCTTCATTGATGTATAATGTTTCCAATTCTCGTTGTGTTTTGTATGACAACTCTTTTGGGGTAAATACAATATTTCCAATGGCAATATTATCAGATTTGAAAGGTGATGAAACGATATCTTCTTTTAGATCAACATTATCAACTATTTCTTCAGTGCCTCTACCTGTTACACCAGTCTCTTGTTGTTTTTCAGGACTGAAAGTGATGAAGGATGGGCATTTAGTATTCTGACAAGTAAATTTAAAATCAACCTGTTTACTATTAGATATCTTTCTGAGTTGGACTAAGATAAAGATAATATCATTCTTAGATAATTTATCAATCATCTGTTTCTTATCAACACAATTTTTTATCAGGTTGATACTCTCGTTAATCAATAATTCTTTGTTATCTGGTTGCATCTCAACATTGAAAAGCAATTCTTTTTCTTCTTTGACAAGCCAATGGGTAATACCTATTGATCTACCACTTAATAATTTGATTTTTTGAAAGTTTCGTTTGTTTTTTGTATATTCTGTTATTTTACTCATTAGTTACTCCGTTTATTTAAAATCATGGAATTTATACCCAAATGTTACTGTTGTTGTTCCTACTTCTGCTTCAGATTCAATATTGTATGATCTCGAACTGATAGTTTTTGGAAATGCCTTTGAAAATAAATCAGTTTTAGCATCTTCCCCTTTACCCTTCAGGTTGGTTATTTGTATATCACAAACATAATAATCAAGATATCCTTGTACTTCTCCAAAATTAATATCAGAACTATTCCAGGAAGATAGATTCTCAATCCACCCATAGAAGAATCCTCTAATATCTTGATCGATACTTTCAAAGAATGTAATTGATAAATCTCCATATGCTCTACCACTAATTTTTTGATGGAGTCTATCATTATCACCACCACCTAAAGCAAAGGAAGGCATTTCAACACTCTTAACATTCCATTTCAAATCTTTCTCATTTAGATTTTCAACTTTTGACTCTGACTGTTTTATAAAGGTTACTTCAAATCTACTGTCTGTGATGAACCCCTTTCTAAAAAAACTATTTTTCTGAAAATTGTCTATTGAGATAAATTCTTTTGACATTATTTCCCCTTATTAGTAAATTTGGCATATGAGAATTTGAATGTAACAGCAAAGGTTACCACAGCATCTTCAGTTGACGCATCCAATGAAACATCACCTATTGCTGTTGGCCATACTTTTTCAAGTAATACACCACTCGTTATTTCATGTCTTTGATTTAACTGGTATATTCCCATTGTAGCAAACATATTTTCATAAGATTCGTTTTTGATCCCATCCTCTGGAGTATTTGAAGAATATATCTGCATCCATTCCCACATTTTATTTCTAATTTTCCCATCCATATCATCATAGAATGTTACGGTGGTTGGTTCAAATTCAATACCAGTAGGTATATCTATTTTTCTACCCATCCTTCTTATTTCTGTTGCTGGTGTTGTTACTCTTGGGTATGTTACTGATACAGCCAAAATATCCTGTTCAATATCAGTAAATGTTATTGGTCCAAATTGAAATCTAACAGCAAATAAATTACTTCTGTGAATATCAGAATAACCACCACCAAGGAAATCAACAATATGTTTTTTCCCTTCTTGAACTGTATTTTTTGCTATCGTGTTGAAAGGTAATGCCATAATTAATATGTTGGAAATGTTTGTGCGTATTTTGTGTAATAGAAGGTAACATCAAAAGTCTCCACTTGCCCATTAGTTTCCATGTTGAGATCAATGCCAGATATTTCAAGAGGTAAACAATGTAAAAATTCATATGATGCTATTATTTCATTATTATCACCGTAATGTTCTATTCTAGCAGTTAAATTATTCATTTCAATTTCATTGAATGGAATACCAACATTTGAAAAGGAATGAGCAGAATTGCCTTTCGATCCACTCTCTCTTATTTCATTTGATTTCTTTTCAAAATATTTTCTTGCTTCCCACCCACTATCATTCAGAAAGGTTACTGTCAGTGGTTCCTTTTTAGGATCACCTTGTAATGTCATTGAAGTTCCTCTCCATTTAATTTCTGGTCCTTTGATATTAATCTTAGGAATACTGACCTTTGTACATTGGAAGGTTAAAAAATTATCTGTTTGAGAAGTGCCATATGAAAAGGCGAATCTGTTTGGTCTCGCCAGTCCTTTTATCTGTGATGAAAACTTAGCAAGGGTGGCCCCACTTTTATCTGCTCCGATTATTGACATGACTAAATAAATATTTTGAATGATTCAGGGTTACTAAGGTGGTTTCTAAATACTGGTTTCTTATTAGCAATATATAGGACAGTCCCAAGATTATAACGATGTTCAGAAGAATTAAAAATAGTATCAGTTGAATCGTTGGTGTAGTTAGCATCCGTCGCCTCCACTCCTGAGACATATGGGTTATAGCAAATGAACATTTGCCTATAAATTTTTGTCGTACCTACTGAACTTGAAACTGTCTTGTTTATTCTTATTAAATCAAAATAATGTTTTCTTGCTATATCTTGATCTGTTGTATGGGCAAACATTGTGGTAGTCTCAGCATTCTCATTCATCATAATAGTATCTTTATTATCAGCACTATCAACAATTATTACTGGATAAGATTCTGGGTCATCAATATCTCCAAATATTTTTTTCTCTGTCTCTGAGTTATCAATGCGTTTTGCGAAGGAAACTTCAGAACTATCTATTCTCACAAGACCAAGAACATCAAGAAGACTATCATGAACTGAACCTTGTTTGATATAATTTAATTGTAGAGGTGGAGGACTATTATCAGATACCGATTGTCCAGTGGAAAACCTTTCATTAAAAATCCCTAATTTATCTGAGTTTCTTGTTACGCTAATTTTCATCCTTCCAGAGTTTTGAATTGCTTCATCTACTAGAGGATAACTGAGGACAAGACTAAGTTCATCATCAGTATTCACCAAAGATACATAATTGATATTATCTTGAATTACTGTCCCATCAGAAGTGGCAAGGAAAAAAGTGGCTGCTGATAAACCCTTGTCAACTATGTATCCATTACCATCAGTTATAAATGTTGGGTTTAAACCAGTAATCTCAACCTCACCTAGCACATTCACATTTTTCCGCAAATCACCGATCATCTCATTACTGAAGTCTGATGTTGGTACTGTTGCGTTAGTGGTTGTGGAATACATAAGTCTTACATTAGACTGGATCCTCGACCTTGACATTTTCTCTACTGTCTCAATCTTTAGTCTAGTTTGGACATTTGTCTGCTCATAATTGAAGAGATAATAATCATACAGGTCTGGTGTGTATGTATCAAGAATTACTGTAAATGAATCATAATCAAACCCAGAAATTCTAGCCCATTCTTCATTTATATAATCAAGAGTTAGAGATCCAATATCATCTGTTCCAACGGTTATGAATTTAGTATCATCAACTGTATATACTTGATAAGATTCTCCTTCAATAAATATATCATCATTCAATGTCAATGAAGTCGTTCCGATTGTTGTTACTAACGCAGTTGTATTATCAGTTGTATTCAAAACCGTATCACCAACTGATATTGCTGGGACGACTGCTGAGAAATCAATTCCTGTGTTTACTAATTTATTAGTGACTGCTGTACCTGCTGTTGTTCCTGAATCTCTGATGATTTTAGTATTATCAGATTTTAATATTCTCCTAATAAATACATCAGTACCAGAGGCAGGTTCATCACCAGAATCCAATATTCTCAAAGAATTGGTATCATAATATTTACCAGTGTCCCCATCTCCATCACCAGACTCACCCATTACATCAGATGGCCAAATACTACCACTGCGTTGTGTAAGTTTTATGAGTGTAGAAAATCCCCAGATTGGAGATTCCCTAGCAAAACCCATATATGCTTTGCCGTCAGTGAGTAAATTATAGAATAATGATTTATCATATTCTACTGAACTACCTCCAAGAAATTCTTCCGTTACTGCCATTTTTATAATCCATCTAATAATGTGGTTGTTTCTGATAAATTCGCAGAAACATCATATTGTGTTCCATAAATTGATATACCATTTTCAATACTGTTTATTGATAAACCACCTACTATCAATTCAGTATTTGTTTTTTCCTCTACTGTGAGGACTGTTGCCGCCACTCCTCCAGATGAAATTATATATGTTCCATCGTTTATAACGGAACCACTTATAGTAATATAATCACCCTGAGTAACACCATCTGTAATCCAACTACCTTCAGTTCTTGTTATCGTATTTGCTACAGAACCAAAAGATAAATCTCCAGTGGTCGATATTGTTACCTGACCCCATGCTAATGTAAGATTAACATCCACCGTAGTATCAGTTGAATCACCATAGAATATAAACATTGTATTCTTATTTATTGTATCCAAAGTCAGAGTAGATGTTGACACTAACGTCCAATCGTATACACCATAATTTGGATATTCATAGGTGACTGTTACCTTTCTGTTATAATCTCGTTCTTCATTGAAGTTATCACCCTTAGAAGATAGTGATTCTAAACCAGATGATGTTTGTTTATTGTATATCGTTTTGGTGTTACTATAATATTTGCTATTGCTGAATTCATTAGAGTCAAAGAATTCAGCAATCATTAATGTATCTTGAGATGTCGATGATCTCCAAGAACCTGATGTTAAATCAACACTTCCTGCTGAAATAGTGCTTGCTTGATTATTTTTGTACCAGGTGGAAGACTCATTATTCGTATTATAGAATTGGACATATTCATAACCCAGTATATCATAATCAAGAGTAACACTAGAAGCATCAGTACCAATAACCATTTCTTTTGTCTGTGCTTTTTCATTCTTAGATACTATCCCAATCAAAGAACCGACTTGGGTAGTTGGACTATCAATTATATAAGATTCATTTTTGCTAGGGAATATGGCAGTATCAAGTTGGAGTCTTATTTCACTAATCACATGCTCAACAATTGCTGATGTGCTAGTATCTGTATTCGTTACTATATCACCAGGAACAACACCATCCGTAATAAACGTATCAGTGCTGTTAACACATAGCATATAATCAGTTACATCATTGAGTTTTTCAACTTTGTACCCTTCAATACCTCCATCAAATATATCAACATCTATAGACAATACCGTTTCACTATCAACTGAAGTTACGGTGGCTGTAGTAGAGTCAACAGTATTAGTAACCAGATCACCTACTAATACTCCATTGGTTGTGAATGTTGCTGAACTATCTTCTAATTTATATGAAGAAGAACCGTCAGAAGATCCAGATTCAATAATTTCATACGCATAATCTCCAGAGGATTTGGGTTCAAATTCATATATCCTGTTACCTTCAACCCAGTCCTGATTAACATTGTCATCGAGTATATTATATTTTTTGAATAACCTTGTCGGGTTTGTTAATCCTTCGGTGGTTATAGAAAACCTATCATCTACTGTCATATCTGATGTTACGAATGAATCGGTTAATGTTGTGGTATATCCAACTTCAGCGGAATATTCAGAATAATTGTATGACCATCTATCAGTAGAATGAAAATCTATATCATCGATATAACCTAAATCAAAGAATAACCTAGAACCATACCACCATGCCTCTTCATATGAAAATGTCTGTGGTATTACAAATGTTACTACATTGAATCTTGCTGGTGTGTTTATTTTTATTGAACCGGATGATGTTTCTGCGACTCCTAATTCATTCTGAATCCTTATAGTATCTTTGGTATAACTCCATACTTCATATCCATCTCCATCATCGTTGTTAGGATTAGTACCAGTAGGGACTACCACACTCCCAACAAATATTTCAGTTGGTACTGTGCCTAAATCAAATGTAACATCTTGGAGATTATTTTTCCGTTTTATATTATAATTTTTTGAAGCATATACCGTTGGAAATATATCTGCTGATACTGTGAGTGTTGTTTCGTTAGTAACACTCATAACCGTCGAAGAAGTAGAATCACTGGTGTTATTTACTGTATCACCTATTTTTACCCCATTAGTGATAAATGTTGCTGAAGTGTCTACAAGAGTAGCATCTGTGGTACTTCCAGTAGTTGTCCCACTCTCCAATTCAACAGCACTGAGTGTAGCAATATCATAAGATATACTACCAGCCACTGCTTCATCTTCAGTAACCTGATTTGCCATTTCAGTATTTCCGAAAACAAATGATGTTGTTAAATATGTATCTGATTCTACATACATCAATGGATTGTTATCATCAACATAAAGAAAGGTAGTATCACCTTCTGTGAACGATAAGGTAGATGAACCTCGAACCACGAGTATTTCAAGATCATTATAAGAATCATATACCAACCTTGATATTGATTCATCAACTGCCCCTAATTGATAGTTGGTAGCATAATTTATACCAAGATTGTTTTGCGTTTTGAATTTTAGTACATCATTGAAAACCCCCAGTAGATCATTGAATGTCGTTCCTTTCAACACATCCAATCTTTTCCAGACGACTGTATTATCACTGATGCTTCCTCCGATAGATACTGAACCTGCCCAAGAAGGTTCAGAAGAACTAGAGATACCTGGTGTTACTACTTCCCACATTGAGCCATCTTCAAATACCACATCACCTGTGGTATATATCGTACTCGCCAACCAATTGTGATAGTATAGAGAACCAGGATAGTTACCATCAGTCATACGTTTGGATTCAATCCGTCTCCAAACAATACTATTTTCAGTGACTGTGTTGCCAGTCCATGTCGGTTCTGATGTTCCTGATTTGCCTCTTGTTACTACCTCCCAACTACTATCACCGCCTTCAATTTGATCTCCTATTGTATAAACAATCTCTGAAGACCAAGATAGATTTTTCCATATTACCGTATTATCAGTGACTGTTTTTCCGGTCCATGTCGGTTCAATTGATACATCACTCGTTCCTGAATCTATACAAATCCAGTCTGACCCGTCTTCTGTGATGATATCATTAAGAGCATAATCAGTATTGCTTGTCCATAATTCTCTTCTCCATACAACAGTCCCATCGGTTATTGTGTCAACATCTGCCCATGTCGGTTCTGATGAATCACTCGTTCCTGATGTAGATACTACCCATGTATAATTTGTGGTTGTCTCTGAAATTCTATAATTTTTATTATACTCAGTAATAGACGCCCAAGTTTTTAGAGGTGGTTTAGGATGAAAATATGATGTTGTTACATATTTTGCTCTTGGTTCATATACCCGTTTAGTCCACGTCAGTTCATTATCAGTGAGTCTTTGTTTTGTCCATTGGACTGTCCCATCAGCAATGATATTACCAGTTACTATTTTTTTCCAGGTAACGGTATTATCAACTATTGTATTTCCTATCGTTTTGCTAGACCAATTTGGTTCATTGGCACTCAATGCTTGTGATGTTCCTGCTGTTTGAACAATCCAAAAAGAATCAACTGAATCGTAGATTACTTTATTTTCTTTATACTCAGTATCAGCAGACCATGTATCAGTATCAGCACTTTTAGTATCAATAAGAGTCCAATTAATTTCTGAAGTGTCTGTTGTTCCTGCTGTTGTCGCAATAAATTCTGAATTATTTTTATGGATAACATCACCAACTGAAACATCTAATTCAGATACCCAAGTAACTGGTATCAAAGATTTTGCTGAAAAATCAGGTATTGTAGAACCTGAATTGCCTTCAGAGGATGATGTCACCTCCCATATAGTATGATTTATAAAAATCTTTGACATATGATGAAAATGAGTATCTGCCACCCAATCAAGGAATTTAAAATCAGAAACTGAAAATAATGATCTAAATCCCTCCATTTCCTCTCTAATAATGAAGTTGATATCTCGTTCTTCTGTTGTTGAATCACTCCCATCTATTTGTTTATCAAAGGTTTCTGCTACTTCAAACGTATTTTTTATTGAACTGTTTGTATTTCCTGTTATTGTATAAACTCCAGGATTAACACCATCAGTGATGATAAGCATTTTTCCAATGAATTCATCTATCGTATATCCAGATAAATCTGTCTTTGTTATAAATTCATTGGTATGTCTTGTATAAGAACCATCAGATCCAGTCAATGTATTTGCTGGCACTGTACCGATCAAATATTCATCATCCCATTGATGTTGATTAGATTGGATTATTGGAATAACTTCATTAACGGTATCAACGATCAGAGCATCAATTTCTGTATATACGTCTCTCCATCCTATCGGGTGTACCATTTCCTTGATAGTTCTTATCCAGTGTTCTTTTCCTAAATCGGTTGATATATGATATTTGAATTTTTGAACAGGGTCTTCTGTGACTGCTATAAAGAATTTTTCAAGAGCATTTGCGTATATCTTGACTAGGAATTCAATTTTCTTTTTCAGACCAGAAGAAATATTTATATCATATGCGTTAGGATATATTGAATTTTCAACATCAAGAAATTCATCATCCGTAACAGTCTTAAAAGATTTTATATTTGTGAGAAAGGTATCAAACTCATGGAGGTGTTGTTGTTGGAATAATTGTTTAATATGTGTTTGATTGTCAATACTCAGTTTTTGATATCCTTCTTTTGAATATGTCTTATCAGAAGGGTCATATGTAGTGGGTATAAAATCATAGTTGAATTTACTACCTTCTTTTACTATCTTGCGGATATCAAGCAATTCAGAGATTTGTTGTGATGTTCTAAATGCCTTATTTGCGTTACCATCTGTACTGAGTGATACTGTTGGTGTTTCATCTTCTATTTCTGTAATAAACCTGAATGTTTTTTCAGTGATAGCAACCGCATTATCATCGGTAATATTAGACGAAAGAATTATTTCATATACAACATTATTACTGAGAGATGAAGATGGATTGATAACTATTTGAGTATCACTCGTTGCTGTGGTTACGCTGAAACTAACTGGTTCTTCATCCTCAGTGAGTGATGTTTCTTCGAAGATGATATTGTTTGTTATAATCGTATCAGTGTCAAAACCAGACGCCCCAGAATCAAAAGAGTATGTGATAGTAATAGATGAATCAGTGGAAACCCTTGAAGTTATTTCAGGATCAATTGAAACGAATGTGTTTGCCATTATGTTGCCCTATGATGTTTTAGTAAATTTATTTACCCATTCAAGTTGGTAATCATTTGTCTTTATAATGAAACGTGGATAGTAAACTCCATCCAATCCATTATATGTATAAGTTTTTATTCCAGGAACCGTTGTCATAGAAATTTTAGGTGGATTGTTATCACTGATATAACTTGGACTTCTCCTTGTCCAAGTTATAGTCCCATCCGTTATTGTACTACCATCTGAAGTAACACTATCCCAATCAGGGTCGGATGAATCTGAGGTGCCACTCGTTGTCGCTTCCCATACATAACCATCTTCAAAGATTTGGAAACTTGTTGAGTATGCTGTTGATGCTTCCCACGAATATACCTCTTCATCAAAATCAAGTATATATTGAGCACCCGATATATAGGGAATATTATTTGGTGTTATTGTAACAACTGTCCCATAAATATGATTTGTTTGGTAGGCAAATGATCCATCACCAGTTATTGAAAATTCTTGAGCCCCAGATACTGAGAAATCATCTCCTATATATGAAAGAGTTATTCCTGATGATATATTAACAACATTATCACCTGCTGAAAGAATTAAATTTCCATCTATTGTTGTGTCACTGGTGATTTCCAAGGCCACTGCCGAAAGAGAGACATCAGTGGGGTATGATAGATCAACGCTGGATGTAGCAAATACTGAATCATCAAATAAAGTTAAATCAATATCACTTTGTGCTTCAAGCATTTCAAGAATGGATTTATTTATGCTTGGTAGAATAGGATAATCAGACCTGAATTTTTCTGGATATAATAAATCATTTGCGTGTGAAATGAAATGCTCATTCTCCATTGTAACAGTGCCATAAATTCCTAGATCAGTCATTATGAATGTAGTGGGGTCAGTAAATGTTATTTTCACAAATTGATATTTTATATCAGAATATGTCAATGAAATAGAATCATCTGATGTGGAGAATGCTGAAGATATAGTCTCCCAATTTGTATTATCTATTGATCCCTCTATTGTCGCATCAGTAAATGATCCAGTGAACGTGAAATCTATTTGTTCAATACTTGACGTCTCATAAAGATTTAGTTTTATCCAAGCAAGGTCAGGAGTATCAGATACCGCCCAGACGGTATCAGTGATTGTTTTTCCTGTATGGATTGTTTGTAATCCTGATAATGAATTGGATGAATCAAATTCAGAAACGGTTATATGGTTCTTCTTGTATTGTACATAATCAAGTAACATTTTTAAACCTTCAATACTGGAGTTGAAATATTTGCTATTGGAAATATATTAAATGTACTATCAAAATTTCCAAGAGGACCAAGAGTCACACCAGAGTTTGAAACATTATCAACTGAAGTGACTCGTATTTTATCATTTTGTGTATCTCCACTATAATTATCAAATACTGTTTTTATATGTCTCAGATAAGTATTTTTATTTTCATAATCAGTATAACCTTTTATAGATTGCTTCCATTTTACCTCGCCTGTTGTATAGTTCACAGTTCCAATAGAAGAATCGTGGAATATATCATATACTGAAATATTATATTGTCCGAATGTCCCTGAAGATATTGAATAATGTGTAAGGACTCCAGTGGTATCAACTGTTCCAGTGTGTCCATTAGAATCTGTTGTACCTTGATTATTATAGAATTTTAAAATTCCATTTGTTGAATCTACCTCTTGTAATTCAAAATATCCAACATTGGTACTTGATGTATTTCCATTAGAAACGATACGCACCAAATCACCAATTTCCAATAATGTTAGATTATCTGTTGTATTGGTTGCCCCTGATGTTTCAAGAGCAAAGGTAAAACCAGTTGATGGATTTACTGGTGAAAGAGAAGGTCCATCCACAATAAGATCAACCTTTCCATCATAAACTCCATCTATATTAACCTTGTCTAATGATGTGTCATCAACTGACGCAGTCACGTTACTTGTTGCGGTGATTGCTGTTGCTGTTGCTGTTGCTATTTCAAATTCTGTATCTGTTCCATCTAAATCAACTTGTATTCCAATTGGTGCTTCATTTGTAGTCTCGTAATTGGTAGTATCATATATTTCATAACTCTCAGCAGAGGAAAAAGGATTATCAAAAATATCAACATCAAGAAGTAATTCAGTTGCTGATGTTACGGTGACTACATTTGCGAAAGTTCCATCAGTGGTGTTCTTTATTCTATCACCAACCGATACTGCTGGGTAAGAGGTAAATATACCAGCACTATCAGTGAGTGTTTTTGTCGTACCACTATGAGAGGTAGATGAACTTGTCCGTTTTATTATAGGATCAGATGAACCGACCGTTCCTGGTGTTGGTGCTGAAATAGTAAATTCGTTATTGTCTGTGGCATCAGTTCCCGCACCATGAGCAGCACCTACCACATCTCCATGTTTGCTATTAGTAATTTCAACCTTAAACCCTCCACCATCTGGTTCTTTACAAGCGGTAAAGTTTTCATTAGCATCAATGGCTGCTGCTATTCTAACAGTTATTAATTCTTCACTTGCAGCATCAGCATCAAGAAGATTTGCTTCAATACTTTGAATATCAGAATTTCCATAAATATCTGTATTTGCTGAATTTTCTGCTGGGTCTGTTCCAGAACCATTATTTTTAAACCAGACATATGCTTGTTGCCCGTCACCATTAGTGAGAATACAATATTTTCCTAGATAACTGGCGATGGTTGTATCAACAATATGTAAATTAGAAATTTCAGAGACACCAGTACTATTATACCAGACATAATAAGAAAGCATTGTTCCTGAACTATTATTAGCATGGAATTTAAACCAAGACCTATTATGAGTAATGTTTGCTATACAATAGTTTTGAGATGTTCCAGTAAAAATATTATCATCTAATGTAATGGTATCAGCATCATCAACACTGATTATCTGGGCACTCGTTCCAAGAGTTAAATTAAATACTGTATAACCTGGTTCAACATCAGCAGATACAAAATTTGTC